AGAGCCGAGCAGTTCATTGCCAAGGCTGAAGAGATAGGCTTTGACCGTGCTTTTCAGCAGTTCACGCTGCTCGATGAGAACCTTCTGAATGTCATCAACAAGCTGCACAAATCGGTCGCGATGGAGTTTGGTAGGCTGACCAATCAGCAACTTAAGAAAGGGCAGAAGGTCTCATTCTTCAACGCAAACTTCCTGCTGACCATCACCGAACTACTCACAAAGCAGGCACTCGATCTGCTCTCACTGATCGAGCAAACGACTAAAGACCGGATCCTGAACATCCTCGTTCAGAGCACCGCCGAGAGATGGGGCTTCGCAGAGATTGCCCGGCGCATCACTCCTGAAGTGGCATCTCCGGCAAGGGCGTTGACCATCACCAGAACAGAGAGCAACCGAGCCGCCAACCTTGCCGCCATCGAAGCGGCCAGGCTACAAGACTACGAGGTGACAAAGGAGTGGATCAGCGTGATGGACTTCCGGACACGCCGGTTCAGTGAAAAAGACCAATACGACCATGCCCAGCTCGATGGCAGGGTGGTTGAACTCGATCAGCCATTCACGCAGCTTGGTCGCACCAACGGCATCACGGCATCCGCTGACTACCCACTCGACCCGGCAGCTCCTGCCGCTTTTACGATAAATTGCAGGTGCGTTCTCGGATTTGAGAACAAGCGGGACTCGCAAGGACGGTTAATACCAAAAAGACGATAAGCATGCCAGTCGAACAATGTAGCAACGGAAAATATCGCATCGGTGACGGCGAATGTGTTTACGACACCGAAGCAGCCGCCACACGAGCATATCGCGCATATCTTGCCATCGAGGCAAGCGAGGGTGATGATGACGATGACGATGATGATGACGATGACATGAAGGGCATCGTCAATTCCATCATGCACAAGGAAGAGACCTACAACGACTACCCAGAGGCAGCCACCAACAACGCCAAGCGGGCACTGAAGTACAAGGAGGACAATGGCTCATCATGCGGCACACCGGTCGGATGGACACGCGCAAATCAGCTCGCCAACCGAGAGCGCATCAGCCGTGACACCATTGCTCGGATGGCATCTTTCAAGCGACATCAGCAGAACAAGGATGTGCCATACTCCGAAGGCTGCGGAGGGTTGATGTGGGATGCCTGGGGCGGTGATGCAGGGGTTGATTGGGCAATTCGTAAATTGCGTCAGATTGACGAGAAAAAACAAGACATGATTTACGGATATAAGCGCATGACGCAGGATGTGAAGGATGTCGATGCCAAGAAAGGCATCGTCACCGGATACTTCTCTGCCTTCAACATAAAAGACTCCGATGGTGACATCATCGTTCCGGGTGCCTTCCAAAAGTCACTCAATGAGTGGTTCCCGAAGGGTCGAATCAAGCACCTCTTGAACCATGACCCACGGCAACCATTGGGCAAGATCAATGAGCTAAAGGAAGACTCTTACGGCCTTTACTATGAATCACAGATCGGCACTCACACGCTCGGTCGCGACTTCATCAAGATGGTGGAATCTGACCTGGTGAAAGAGCACTCGATCGGCTTCAACGTGAAGGGCAGCAGGAAGGGCAAGGATGCCAATGAACTCTATGACGTAGTTTTGTATGAAGGAAGTTCTTTGACGAGCTGGGGCGCGAATGAATACACGCCAATGCTCGGACTGAAATCAATGGATGCAAGGATTGAAAGGGTCAAGAAGTTAGAGAAGTTCATCAAGCACACAGATGCGACAGATGAAACCATCGAACTCTTGATGCTTGAGATCAAGCAGCTCAACCAACTCATCGAAGATTTGAGTAGCAAGTCGGCAGTCGCAGAGACACCGGCCGAGCCAAAAGTCGAGGTCGATGTAGCTAAAAATGCTGCCAATGCACTCGATATTTTGATACTCAAACATTTTTAAACAATTTTTACAATCGTACCAAAATGGAAGTAAAAGACATCGTCTCTGCGCTTGACCCCAAGCTCGCAGAAATCAAATCCCAGGTCAGCGCGGAAGTCGCTGCAATGGAAGTTAAGCATGCTGCCACTGTTGCGCAGCTGAACGAAGATGCGCAGAAGAAGGGCGAGACCCTCGGTGAACTCCGCGAGAAGATCAACGGCCTGATTGCCGCCAATGGCAAGATCAAATCCGAGATGGAAAATGACGCTTTCGGTGGTGACCGTCAGAAGTCATTGAAGGCTGGCATCATGGACATCGTGGCTGCCAACTTTGACGCCATCAAATCCGAGACTCCGTTCAACTCCTCCAAGGCAGTCGGCGCAATGACACTCGGCAACAACCTGACCGGCACCTCGCAGATCAGCTACACCGACAACCCAATCCTGCGCTCGTTCTTCAGCCCGCACCTGTACAACATCTTCCGCATCATCCCGACTGCCACCGGCAACGTTAGTTTCCCCCGTGGGAACGCTGCCATCGGTGAGGGTTCATTCGGAACGCAGACAGAAGGATCAGCGAAAGCCCAGGTCGATTATGATGTAACAATGGTCAACACCAGCGTTCCCTTCGTGGCCGGTTACGCAAGAGTGAGCCGTCAGATGCTGCAAGACCTTCCCTTCCTTCAGGCATATCTCTCCCAGAGCCTGCTTGAAGACTGGAATCGTTCTATCAACAACAGCTTCATGTCAACGATCACCGCATCTGCAACCGCCGGCAGCACCTCTGCCACTCCGGTCGCTGAAAGGATCATCGACTACACTGCCCAACACCTCGCTCTCGGTCTCGGTCAGCCCAACGTGATCCTGACCACGCATGCAGTGTGGGCAAGCGTTCTGAAGACCCAGCCTACGAACGGAAGCTACGGTGTACCGGGCGGCATCACGATCGGTGCACAAGGGGAGACTCGCATCGTGGGCATACCTCTTGTTCCTCACTCTCAAATCGTGAGCGGCAAGATTTATGTCATGAACACGGATGCGTTCGCCATTGCTCAAGCCTCCGGCCTCGCTGTTCGTAGCAGTGAGACCAATGAGGACGATTTCATCAAGAACCTGGTGACCTACCGCGCTGAAGCCCGTGTAGCTCTGCTTTCCTTCCAGCCGACTGCGGCTATCTACGGAAGCGCGAGCTGATCCGACCTCTGATAAATACAAAGGGAGTGAGGCCATGTGCCTCGCTCCCTTCTTTGCTTAACACCTAAACACACACACCATGCCAATCGGCTCTTACTCGTCCTTCCGAGACATCATGCGTCAGGTGCTGATGCACTCCCCAAAGACCATCCTTGACCTTGGTGTAGGGCATGGCATAAATGGTGCTGGCATACGCAACTGGCTTGATGTAGGGGTAAAAGAAAATTATCGCAATACTTGCATCATTGGGGTCGAAGGCTTCTACGATTACCACTCGCCTCTTTGGCTTTGTTATGACAAGGTTCACCACTGCAGCATCCAGCAATATTTGCAGTCTACTGATTTGAAGTATGACTGCGTCCTCATGACAGATGTCCTTGAGCACTTTGACAAGGATGAAGGCAATGCAGTCATAAGCAAGATCGTGAACGATGTGCTGACTCCCGGCGGCATCCTCCTCATCAGCACGCCGGCGGTCTGGATCGAGCAAGGGGCAGCGTACGGCAACGAGCTTGAGACACATCGCAGTTTATGGCACTTCACTGACTTTATCGGCATGCAGGGCGCGGAGATCATTAAGGATGGCCGTGAGGATGACATGGGGTACATGATGCTGGTGGTCAAAATTACCAAGCCATGAAGCTGCTTAACTCCATCCACCTCTACCCACCGCAACACACATGTGGTGCGGAGTACATGGCGCACTGGATCAACAAGGATGTCAAGGCCAATGGCGGTGATGTTCGTGTGCTTCTGCATCAAGCCAATCATTACCGCATCAATTCGATGTACACATACGATGGCATTGATGTCTTCCCGCCGGAGGAGATGGTCATCGAGCGACTGCTCACATGGTCGGATGCCATCATGACTCATCTTGATTATACCGACTGGAGTATCGGCATCGCGCAAGTGTTCAAGCGTCCGCTCTTCCACCTCATTCACAACACCAGCACATACCAGCGGATTGTTTGGGCTGAAGATCCGCAATACATCATCTACAACAGCGAATGGGCAAAAGCACAGCTCAACTACGAGCATCCGAGCATCGTGGTCACTCCTCCATGCGATTGGCGGCACTACGACACAAATGTTGACCCATCATACAACGAAGCCATCACGCTGATCAACCTGGACGAGAACAAGGGCGGCCACATCCTCCGGCAGATTGCTGAAGCACTACCGCATCGCAAGTTCATTGGGGTGATGGGCAGTTACTCCGAGCCTGCCGACAAAGGTCAGCACGCGAACCAACCGCCAAATGTGACCGTGCTGCCAAAGACACCAACCATCAAAGATGTGTACGCAAAGACTCGCATCCTCATCATGCCGAGTAAATATGAGTCATGGGGCAGGACGGCCACGGAGGCAATGTGTTCCGGCATCCCCGTCATAAGCTCTGGTACTCCGGGGCTTCGGGAG